TTACAGGGACTTTTCCTTTTGGGTCAAAAGAAAATTGCAGTTTGTAGTGTTCTTATTGTTTTAGCTCATTCTTATGGTTTAGACGAATCTATTATTTCTTATCTGAAAGAATTGTATGGTAGTCTCAATGATACAACTGTTCAGGGTGGTTTCGAGGAAGAACTTTTGAATAATTCCACTTTTTGTTTGGTTGGAAAGATTATATTTTCTTTGATGGCCTTCTTATTTATTAAACAAATTCCTGGTAAGAAAGATTGGGACACATATTTAAATCGATTGGCTCGTCTTCCTCAAGCAGCTGATGGTAGTAAAAAGATTTGGAATTTGTGTTCAGATTATTTTAATATTGGATTAGAGAGTTGTAAACATCTTTTGCTTGGGAAAGAAAATCCAGATTTCCAATCAACAAATGATTATATCCGGGAAATAAAAGATTGGATGAAGGAAGTTGAACGTTATTCAAGCCTCGCAGAACGAAATAAAGTAGATTTGAATCCCGATGTGGCACATAAAGTGAGTAAGTTGTGGGCCCAAGGACAAAAATATGCACAGGATTGGACTTTACCTAATGATATCAAACAGAGTGTGAGTAAAATGTTGTTCCCAGCACATCAATTATTTAAATATGTTGAGATTGCTCCAACTTCTGGAGGTGGACCAAAAATTCGACCCGTAAACTTGTGGTTGATTGGTGATTCTCAAATAGGAAAATCTTGTTTGGTTTGGGCTTTATGTGCTGATCTTCTGAAGAAAATGGGTTACACACCTGAAGAGGCTGATCAATTGATTTATGCTCGTCAAGCTGAAACTGAGTTCTGGGATGGATTTCGTGATTTTATACCAATAGTTTTAATGGATGATGCATTTGCTTTAAAGGATGATAAGTTGAAACCCAACCCTGAAATTTCTGAAGTTATTCGAACTAATAATATGTTCCCATGCCACGTCCATATGGCTGCTTTATCAGATAAAAATACTTTTTTAAAAGCTAAGTTTATGATTTACACGTCTAATGAACCTAATGTCGAGTGTCACTCTTTGACTCATCCTCAAGCCTTTTATACACGTATGAATGACAATGCTTTCAAAGTGGTTGTTAAAGATCAGTACCGAAAATTAATCAGTGAACCAAATAAACCTCCTGTTTATATGCTTGATAAATCTAAGCGTATTTCACCTCATTTAGAGACAGATTACTATGAATTTCAGCAGCAAAAATATGATTTCGTGACTAAGAAATGGCAAGATCATCGCAAGCCAATAACGTACGAACAACTTCGTACTCGTTTAATACAAGATTGGCGTGCAAAACAAGCAGAATTTACAACGTTTTGTGCTGATATCAAAGAGCGCATGAAAACAG